TGGCGGCCTTCTAAAATCATGCTGGTGCAACCGACAGATTCTGAAGTTGATACTTACAGCCACGAAGATATAGATTCAATGTTTGACGACAATCATGGCATCCCGCGTCTTAAGGGATTGCTAAGTAATCGCAAAGTAAAAGGAGCGCCAAAGAACGCCTACAACTTCAAGCAGTTAACCAATGGCGCCCTGATCCACCTGGTCAGCGCTGCCACGCCGCGATCCGGCCGGCGGGTAGAGCGCAGTCCGATCCTGTTTGAGGAGCCCGCCACCTATGACAGCCCCGAAGGCGACACCCTCGGCAACCTGTTTCAGCGAGCCGGAAATATCTGGGATCCGTTCTTTTCGATCGGCGGCACACCGATCTGTCCCAACGACTACATGGATCAAGCCTTTAAGAAAGGCGATCAGCAATACCGCTACTACCCCTGCCCGCACTGCAGGCATTACCAGCAGCTGAGGTGGGAGCGGTTCATCAGGGAGGGGCCGGACGAGGGCCGGATCAGCTGCGAGAACTGCGAAACGCCGATTGATTACAGCCACCTGCGGGAGATGGACGAGGACGCTGGTTGGGCCTGCCCGCTGGGCCTAGACCGGAGCAATCAGGTGCTCAGGAATGGCGTGCCAATCTGGCGATCCCAGCAGGTGGGGCCCGGCATGAGCTACCATCGGGCGGCGATGTGGCCGGAGCTGGTCAGCCGTCACCGTACGGCATTGGAGCAAATGAAGCTCGGCAACACGGACCCTATGCAGACCTTCCACAACACCGACCTAGGTGTGCCATGGCAAGACTCCGACGCTAACAAGTTCACCGGCGATGAGTTGGCGGAGCGCCGGAAGAACGAGGGTTTTGGCAATGGCTACCCATGGAACGGCGAGGACTGGGCCATCCCCACCGGCGTACTGGTGCTCACTGCGGGCGTGGACGTGCAGGGCGGCGGCGGCACCGTGGGCGAGCGGCTGGTGCTCACCGTCTGGGGCTGGGGCCGCGGCGAAGAGGGCTGGCACATCGCGCACTTCGAGATCGATGGCGACCCCCAGCAGGACGAGGTGTGGGAGCAACTGGATCAGATGAGCCAGACCACGTGGACCCGGCAGGACGGAGGGAAGATGCGTATTGCCCTGGGTGGCATTGACCACGGCGGCCTTTCAAGCAAGGCGGTTGCCGACTACTGCAGAACCCGCTTCAATCGCTGGGTGGCTATGAAAGGATCTGGCAACAAAGACCTGCCGATTATTGAGATTGGCAGGTCAATGGAAGTTAACCGAAAAAACAAAAGAGTGGCCAAGGGGGCCAAAATCTACCAGGTGGGGTACAGCGCCAGCGTCAATCACTTAAAGGGCCAGCTGCGAGTAGAGCAACCGGGGCCTCGCTATCTGCACTTAGGCACCGCCTCAACCGATGATTTCCTGCGCGAGCTGTTCCCGTGGAAGCGGGTCCCCAAGACGAAGGAGCGCAGGGAATACAAATGGGACCTACCCGCGGGCTCCCGCGACGAAGGCGGGGACTGCACCCGCATGGCCTACGCGGCGCTGCTGCTGTTGGCTCGCCGCTACAACCGCGCAACGATGTGGGACCAGTTAGAGGCGCAGCTGGGCAACGCTCAGGCCCCCCAGTCACAGAAGCCACTTAAGCGCCGCACTAGCAGCTACTGGGCTGGCGGTTAGACTGCAGGCATGGACTACACAGCAGAGCAACTGGCGGACCTGCGCTCGGCCATCGCCGAAGGCGTGCTCAAGGTTCGATTCTCGGATGGCCGAGAGATGACCTATCGCAGTTTGGCGGAGATGCTTGAAATCGAAAGGAGAATGGCCGCTCAACTGGAAGCAGGGCAAGCCAGGCCAGTACGCCGGATCTACCAGACGTTTCAGAGAGCGTAGAAGATGGCAAAGCGCTCAAAGTTTGGAAAAGGCAATCAAGCAGTAATTAAAAACCAATTGACTGTTTTGCAGTCCGAGCTATATAAGGCTAACCTGCGAGCCTATGAGGCCGGCAAGCAGTCGCGCCGCACTAATGGATGGCACGAGCAAAACAGGGGGCCTAATGCAGATCTGCGGCAAGTGCTGCAGCGAATTGTTTCGCGCCATCAAGATCAAGTTGACTCTGATTCGTGGGCGAATAAAGCTATATCGGTTATTGTAAACAACTGGATTGGCGAAGGAATTGTAGGAGAACCAGTCAATAAAAACAAAAAGTATTCTCAACTGTGGAACGATTGGGCTGATTCTACAGCCTGTGATTTTTATGGCAAGTTGAATTTTTACGGACTACAGGCGCTTGTCGCGCGAACCGTTGCGGTTCGCGGTAGCTGCCTGGTTAGGCGGCGGATTGATGAGCGGCTGATGCTACAAGGCTTGCCGCCGCTGACCTTGCAAGTGTTAGAGCCTGACTGGCTCGACATGTCAAGAGATAACGGCTCCTCTATTATTTTTGGCAAAGCGTATGATGATGAAGGCCGATTAACTGGCTACTACATTAGAAAGAATCATCCTGGCGAAAGCGACTGGCGCCAGTCGCGGATCGGCTCTGACCTGATTGATGCCTCGGAAATCTGCCACGTCTACGACCTGCGCCGGCCTGGGCAAGCAACGGGGGTTCCATGGGGCGCGTCTTCGCTTTTAACTTTGCGGGACATCGGAGATCATGCACAAGCCCGCCTGATCCTCGACAAGCTGGCGGCGTGCTACACGGCGTTTATCATTGACTCCAACCCGGACGATGCGCCAGTTGATCCCAAAAACCCAGACGCTTCAATCCCGACTTTGTTTGAAAAGCTGGAGCCCGGCGCGATCGAGGTGCTACCTCCAGGGAAGGAAATCAGGTTTAGCACCCCGCCTGCAGCAGGCAACTTCATCGAGATGCAGCGCCATCACCTGCATTATGTAGCAGCCGGCTATGGGATCACGTTTGAAGCGCTGACCGGGATCCTCTCTGAAGTTAACTTTTCCAGCGGCCGAATGGGCTGGCTGGAGTTTCACCGGAACGTAAGCCACTGGCGCTGGAACATCGCCATCCCTCAACTCCTAGACCCCATTTCGCGGTGGTTTGCAACAGCCGTTCAGCAGGCCGGCATGGCCAACAGGGTCAACAGCCGGATGCTCTGGACGCCTCCACGACGCGAGATGATCAACCCGGCCGAGGAGATCCCGGCGCTGGTGGCGGCGATTCGCGGCGGGCTGACGAGCCTCTCCGAGGTGCAGCGCTCGCTGGGCTATGTGCCCGCTCAAGTGCTCGAAGAGCTGGAAAAAGACCTCAAGAGCGCCCGCGGCAAAGGACTAGCGCTTTCCGTGGATGCTGCGTTGGTCTCTGATTCTGGCGTCACTCAGGCCCGCCCTCCGGGATCTGGCATCCCCGGAACCATGACACCTGTACAGCCATTGGTAACATAAGGCCATGCCCAAATCCCTTTCCACTGCGATGCCGCCGGAGGCAGGCCATCAGGTCTGTCAGCGGATGGCGCTGCTCTCCCCATCCTCATGGGACGAAGAGACCAGGACCGCGACGGTGATCATCTCAACCGATGCGGACGTAGGGGATGGGGTCCAGCTTGTGCATGAGCGAGCGGCGATCCGCTGGCCCATGCGCCCGCTGCCAACCGACATCGACCATAAGCGATCCTCGGCATCGTGCTGGGGAGCCATCACTGCGATGGATCTGGGTCGTGCCGATGATGGCTCTAACGCCCTGATTTGCACGGTTCAGGTGGATGGCACTGAAGAGGCGATGGCTATTGCAATCCCTCGGCTAAGGAATGGGTCTGCGCGTTTCTCTGTTGACGCGCGGATCTACGGCTTTGAAAGGGCCAGCGCAACACAGCCGTTTGATCGAGCGATCGATTGGGAACCGATTGCGGTTTCGCTGGTTATTGCTGGCCAGGACCGGGCGAGCGTCATGCGCTCAGCCGATGAAACAGAACCACCATCAACGGAACCCCCGATGACCACTGCTACCGAACTGGCCGGGGGCGACCCGGCTGCTACCGACACTCCCGAGGCTTCTGCCGTGACCGAGCCGACCACTACCCCCGCTGCTGCCGCCGCTCAGGCTTCTGATCCCGGCCCTGACGACCTGACCCGCGAGCTCGCCATCCGCCGCGCTGCTGGCGCTGGCGCCCTTCCTGAGGCTGCTGTGCAGAAGCTGATCCGCGATACCGCTGGCAAGGATCTCCATCGCGTGATGGTCGAGGTGGTTCGCGCTGCCCGCGTGGCGGTTGAAACCAAATCACCTGTGGCCGCCGGCCATCCTGCCCGGATTGAGGTGACTCGCGACGCAGGGGACACCCTGCTGCGTGGACTCCAGGAAGGCATCGACGCCCGCTGCCGCGTCGTCAAGCAACCCACTGACCTGGGCCGCCAATATCAGCGGATGACCACACGCGAGATGGCCGCCGAGTATCTGGAGACCATGCGCGGATTCAGCCGCTCTGATGTCCGCATTATGGGAATTAGCGAGCTGATTGATCGGGCGTTTCACACCACTTCCGACCTCCCGAACATTCTTGCGGCTACGGCAAACAAGACCCTGTCCCGTGGCTACGGTCAAGAAGTGCAAACCTGGCGGCCGTTGGCCAATCAATCAGACAGCAGCGATTTTAAGGCAAATAGTTTAGTGCAGCTTAACGCTACTATTGTGCCTGAAAAGATATTTGAAAGCGGCGAGTACAAGTACGGCACCGTGAGCGATGGCAAAACTACTTATCAGCTTGCCACTTACGGAAAGGCTATAGGAATCAGCCGCCAAATGCTGATCAACGATGATTTGGCTGCACTGGATCGCGTGCCTGCAAAGATGGGCTATGGCTGCGCTTTGCTTGAGTCAAACATTGTATGGGCTCTCATCACTGATGGCGCTAGCGGCGCCACAGTTTCTCTTGACGGCAAAGCTCTGTTCCACGCTGATCACAACAACACCGGAACTGGAGCTCTCAACATTGCCGGAATTGACGCGGGCAATGTTAAAATGAAAAAACAAAGTGCCCCCGACGATAGCAAGCCTGCCGTCAACGTTCCGCTTAACCTGCCGCCTGCTTTCCTGCTTGTGCCGGTTGAGTTAAGGACTGCAGCAGCTCAAGTCATCATTCCCAACCAGTACGCGCCAAACGCATTAACCTCTGTCAATCCTTTTGTTAACTCATTGCAAATTATTGAGGAAGCCCGCCTGTCTGCTGATTCAACATCGCAATGGTA